GGCGCAAGAGCTTCCGAGCGAGGCATAATTGCGATACGGCAAAAGATCCAACCAAGCCAAGAACGTGGTCCTGCAAGGCGTGGTAACCAATTACAAACATGAAGAAGAAATCCAAGTTCAGTAAACTGGCCAACGAACTCCGTAAGGAGGGGGCCGATGATCCTCGCGCACTTGCTGCCTATATCGGTCGCAAGAAGCTGGGGGCCGCAGAGTTCATGCGCCGCCAAGCTGCCGGTCGAAAGAAAGCCAGCAAGTAAATGATCAGCTTCTTCGCACGAGTCCGTACCGCGTGGACATTTGCGCGGCATCAACGATGGGTCGATCCGCTTCCTTGGCGCAAAGAGGACGCGATCACGCTCAATAATTTCTTCAATAGCGATACTGGCAAACGATTCAGGGACGCACTGTTAAACACTGTGCTTATGCAGAATGCTTCTGCGATAACTGATAGAAACCATTTGCAATATTCGTCAGGCTTTGCAATGGGTCAGGCCAGTCTTGTGAAGGTCATCGAAGTGATGGCCGATCAGGAATCAATTACGGGGCAGGATGATGATCCGGATTCTGCCACGAACACATAGGATCAAAGTTGCGGTTGCCGGTCTGTGCGGACCAGCAAACGAGTAAAAGCACAATATGTCAGACGAATCAATGAGTGCAGATGGCCTACTCGCGTTGGCCAGAGATCACGATGCCGGTGTCGATATCGACAGCCAGCCAAGGGAGCAGACTCCAACATCAAACGAGTCAGCTCCGGTTGAGCAGGAATCCTCTAATGAGGTGACCGCCAGCAAAGAGTTCGATGGTGGCGAGAAGGAAGTAAGCACGAAGTCAGAGACGGAACCGAAGGCGACAAAGACCGAGCCGAAGGTTGATAAGGAGAAGAGCAAATTCGCTCAGGAACAGAACCGAAAGGCGAAGTCCTGGGAACAAATCAACGCTGAGAAGGAGGCCCTCAAGGCTGAGCGCGAAGCGGTGAGGCGTGAGCGTGAGGAATGGAGCAGGAGCCGGGAGCAATCCAAGGCCACCGAAACCAATTCTCATCGGGACGAGAAGGGCTATACGGCTGATGACTACGAGGCTGCGGCCAAGGAGTTTGAGGCTGATGGCGATTCTCAGTTGGCCAAGGCAGCGCGAGCTAAGGCTGATAATGTCCGCAAAGCGGCTGGTGAAAGACAGCAGAAGGTTCAACAGGAGCAGTTCCAGAAGTCATGGGCTGAAAACTACGGCAAGTTGTCCGAGAAGGAGGCTTGGCTGAAAGATCAGAACAGCTCTGAGTACAAGCGTACTGTTCAGCTTCTGAATAATTTCCCGCTGCTTACTGCGACTCCTGATGGACTTGTCCACGCTGTCGAAATTGTGAAGCTCCAGAATGCAGCCGAACGGTCTCAGTCGATGGAAGCCGAGAACAAGTCTCTGAAAGAACAACTCAGTAAGCTCCAGCAGAAGACCGCTATTGGTAAAAGCGTACCGGCAGGACAACTCAAGGCTGAAGAGAAGGATTTCTCCAAGCTATCCCTGAAGGAGCAAAGGGAGGCGCTCATGCGAGCGACGAGAGAGTTCGACCGGGACGAAGGCTAATAGCACAACCACAACTAAAATATGCCCGTAACTACTTCAACTACGCTCACGAGCCAGTTCCAGAACTACTTCAGCAAGGAGCTGCTCTCCATCGTTCAGCAGGAGACCATCCTGGATCAGTTCGCCATGAAGGCTCCGATCCCCCGGAACAATGGTAACAAGGCCATCACGATGTTCCGCTTCGGTTCGCCGAGCGTCTCGGGTGTCCAGACCATCAGCTCCGAGGGTACAGCCATCAGCTCCGCGAACTACCGCGCTCTGGCCCTGAACAGCCTCAGCAAGTCGCTCGCCCAGTACGGTCAGGTGATCGGTTTGACCGACATCCTCCGCGCCACGGACCTGTTCAACTCGCTCCAGCAGGCCACCAAGACCTCCGGTCTGGACATGGCCCTCTGGGTTGACTCCGTGATCCGTAACACGCTGATCGGTTCCAACCTCACCGCCAGCGGCTCGTCTATCGGTTCCGCCGCCGAGGGTGGTGGTACGTTTGATAACTCGGACGCCGTGAACACTGTGGCCAGCTCCGGTGGTGTTAAGGTTTACGGTAACCCTGCTACGCTGACCACCCAGAGCTTCTCTGCGTTGAACAGCGACACGACTGCTGCCAACACCACGATGACCGCTTCGGCTGTCCTCGATTCCATGACCCGTCTGAAGCGTAACCGCGCTCCGATGATCAACGGTGGCTACGTCCTCGCGACCGATCCTCGCGTTGCTCGCGACCTGATGCGCGATGCCGATTGGTTGAACGCCTCCAACTACGGAAACAAGGGCCAACCGTTCTACAAGGGCGAGGTTGGTTCCATTTACGGTTGCCGCGTGGTCACCCAGACCAACTCGTTTGTCAGCACCGGTTCCGGCACCGCTGCCGATGAGTTCGTTTATCAGGCTACCTCCGCTGGTGGCGGTCTCGCTGTCAGCAAAGACATCATCGCCTCGTTCTTCTTTGGTAACGAGTCGTTTGGTATCCCTGCTCTGACCGGTGATGATCCGTTGTCTCCGAAGATCGTTATCACTGACACCCCCGACAAGAGCGATCCGTTGAACCAGCTCATCACCGTTGGTGTGAAGCTGTACTTCGCTACGCTCCGTCTGGCTGCTGGTAACACGGGTTCTACTGGTAACCCGACCTGGTACTTGGTCCATCGTACTAAGACCTCTTCCACGCTGTAATATGCGACCCAAGACGGCCACCATCATGGTGATTGCCGTCAGCCCAAAGGGGCATCATCGAGCAATCGGTGGTGCCCCTTCTCATTCCGCTTGCGGATGTGAAGAGGCTGACAACAATGCGCCCATGATTTCTATTCCGGTCGAGGCTCTTTCCACTGACATGGAAGATGGCCAACAGGCCATGCCTGAAGTGGGTGATGAAGTGGTTCTCGACGATGTTCGCGGTGTTCTCAAGAAGCTCGATAACGGCGAAGCTTATGTCGAGATTCGGAGCGTGAACGGTATGCCCGCTGAGTACGAAAACAAGAGCGAGAAGGCCATGGCTTCCAAGGAGCCTATGGACGAAAAGGGTATGCGTAATATGGTTGAGGAGTACGACAGCGAGATGGAGTCCTAACATGCCGATCTATACCTTCGAGAACAATGGTCAGTCCATCGAGCATATCGCTCCGATGGGTACTGACTCTGTTGTCCTTGATGGGAAGCGGTGGAACAGGCAACCGGTGGCCCGCTTCGGGGTCACCGGCTTTGCCCGAGAAGCCGAACTCAAGGACAAGGTGAAGCAGGGATTCAGCCGGATGGAAGACCGTCAGGGTTCCCGCTTTGAAAGCACTTTCACAAAGAATCAAATTCGGAAGATCTGGGATATATGAGTATTGATGCAAATCTCGCAACTGAGTATTCGATGGGGGTCGCGGGCTTCGCTCTCGTGACGGCCACGACATTGACCACTGGCCCATTTGTGGCGATTACCACGGTTGCCCCGACCACTTTCACTTCGATCACCGGAAACAACATCACTGGCCCTTGGTCCACGGTGGCCATACCTGCTGGGATCACGCTCCCTGGACCAATCCAGAGCTTCCAGATCAACACAGGTGCAGTGGTTGCGTTCAACGGTGTGATCAACTCCTAAACAGGTGACTCTCGCTCTTGGAACAAGGTTGGTATCGACAGGCGGCGGACAAGTTGTCCAGCCTGACGAACCCATCTTGCGCCGAGTTCTGGTTACTGAAGATCTAGCAGACAACATCGTACTGGAGTTCAACATTGGCGATCCAATCACATACATTGTTGCATCACTTGGAACTTACGATGTGATGACGCTTGAGGGAGGATTGCTGCCCATTAGCCTTTTAACAGAAGCATCGGATAAATTCATTCTAAACGTAGAGTAATATGGCAGATACCAAAATTACGCAGTTACAACCGCCACAGGTTGGATATCCAGTTGTTCCAGCAACTGATGTTCTTCCTATCGTTGTTATCGCAGACCCCGGAATGGCAACCTCTGGTTCCACACGCAAGGTGACCGTGAACCAGATCCTCGGAGCAGGCGGCACCGCCACCCTCGCCAGCGCCACCATCACCGGCGATCTGACGGTGGATACCAGCACCCTGAAGGTTGATTCGACGAACAATCGGGTGGGTATTGGGACGGCGACACCGGCTGCTCCACTTCACATTCAAGCTCCGGGAACTGATAGCGCAGCAATCCGTTTGGCTGCTGCCGGTGGTCGAACATACGACATCAATTCAACCGCTGCTGGATACGGCTCAGCCAACAACCTGATCATTTACGATATCACCGGAAGTGCAGAGCGTTGGCGTCTTGATGCTACCGGCAATCACTTCTGGAACAACGTCGGCGGAGTCGCTGGCACCGCCATGACCCTGAACTCCACGGGGCTGGGCGTGGGGGATGCACCTGCTGCGAATTCTCGACTGACCATCGGATCGACGAATGCAACCGGTTTCCAGTATGCATTGCGGACCACCGGAATCACGACTGGCCGTTCTCAGATTTATCTGAACAACACCAGTGGAGATTTGATTGCCGGTATCGAAGGATCTTCCGGCGGTTCATCAATTACCGGAAGCGCGGCTTATTCCGCATTCATTGGAACCTTCACCAACAATCCGTTTTATCTCGTGGCCAATTCGGCTATCCGAGCCACCATCGACTCCTCCGGCAACGTCGGCGTGGGGGTTACGCCGAGTGCGTGGGGAAGCAACAGCAAAGCACTTCAGGTCGGCGGCGGTACTGCATCTGTTTCCTCTACTGGCGCGGGTTCGACTGCTAGTCGATTCGCTCACGGTGCGTATTTTGACAACACCAACTGGCTGTATCAGTACACAGGAGTTGGTCCTGCGTTGTATCAGGTGACTGGTGCGAACGCTGGAAGCACTCACGCTTGGTACACTTCTGCTGGTGGCACGGCTGGAAACACAATCACCGACTTTGCAAGTCCCAAGATGACGCTCGACGCGAGTGGGAATCTGTTGGTGGGTCTTGCCACTGCTGGTACGACCGCTGCCAAGACCATTCAGATTGCTGATGGTACTGCTCCCACTGGCAACGTGACTGGTGGCCAACTCTACGTCGAGTCCGGTGCGCTGAAGTACCGTGGAAGCTTTGGCACCGTCACCACGCTCGCTAACGCCTAATCCATACCACCATGAACATCTCTTGGATCATCGAAC